GAAGCGGCCGAAAAAGCATATGCTACAATCAAAGCAAAAATAAAAGAAGAAAGAAATCAAAATGCTTTAATTGCACTTTATGACTCACTCAATGAAGAAAATCAAAAAATATTTTTGAAAAATTTTGAAAAAGACACAGACAAAATTCTTGAGTTTGCTCTCTCATTAATCGAGGAGTAATTAAATGGCCGACACGATAACTTCACAAAAATTAAAAGATCATGCGGCCGCGTGGGCTTACAAGTTTACAAATGAATCCGATGGTACAGGAGAAACAAATGTTCTTAAGATTGATGTATCAGGTTTAACTGCTGTATCAAACAATGCACTTACCAATCAAAGAGTAAACATTAATAAACTTGCTTGGTCAATTGCGGGTGCAAATTCAAAAGTAAAACTTATGTGGTCCGGTGATAACTCACCAAACACAATTGTAGTTTTAACAGGTTCAGGCACAATCGATCTTGCTACAAATCTTACTGCACCTCTTGTAAACAGCAACGCAAACACAAATGGTGACATTTATTTATCAACACTAGGATTTACAAATGGTTCAAGTTATACCATCATTGTTGAAGGTAAGAAGACTGCAGGCTTTACAAGCAGAGAAACAACAGATGATGGAGAATCTCCATGAAACTAATTTCTGAAATTCATGAAGAAATAAATTTTATTACTGAAACAACAGAATCGGGTAAAAAAGAACTTTTCATTGAAGGTATCTTTATGATGGCTGAAGAACCAAATCGAAATAAAAGAATTTATCCGATTAAAGTGTTACAACGCGAAGCAACACGTTACATGAATGAATATGTAAATAAAAATCGTGCATATGGTGAATTGGGGCATCCAGAAGGTCCTACAATCAATCTAGAGCGTGTATCACATATGATTAAAGAATTACGTCAAGATGGTAATAATTTTATTGGTAAGGCAAAGATTATAAACACACCGTATGGCAATATTGTAAAAAATCTTATCGACGAAGGTGCATTGCTTGGAGTATCTACAAGAGGACTTGGTTCGCTTACACAAACAAAAGAAGGTTACAATATAGTGCAAGACGATTTTTATCTTGCAACTGCTGCGGATATTGTAGCGGATCCATCAGCATCAAATGCATTTGTTCATGGAATTATGGAAAACAAAGAATGGGTATTTGTAAATAATCGTTGGGTAGAACAAAATATTGAAGAAGCAAAAACAGTGATCAAAAAGACTAGTTTGAAAAATTTAGAAAAAGTCAAACTTAAAGTTTTTGAAAATTTCATCAATAAACTATAAAAATATTATAAATATATACTAACAAAACCCAAATACTTAAGAGGAGAAAGCATCATGACAAAACAAGTAAAAAACAAGGATGAAGACCTTGAAAATAAAAACTTAGAAGAAGGTGAGATGCCTGCCGCTCTTAAAGCCTATATCGATAAAAAAGGCAAAAAAGGCGAAAAAGAAAAAGATGATACTGAAGACGATGATAAAGACGATAAGGAAGTAAAAGAAAAAAAATATACAAAAATGAAAGAAGACATTGATGCTATTTTTTCTGGCGAAGAACTTTCTGAAGAATTCAAAACAAACGTTAAAGCAATTTTCGAAGCAGCTGTAACATCTCGTGTTTCAGAAATTGAAACAGACCTTCAAGAACAATTCGATAATAAACTAAATGAACAAGTAAACGAAATTGTTTCAGGTATCGTTGATAAAGTTGACGAATATTTAGAATATGTTGTCACCGAGTGGGTTGAAGAAAACAAAATTGACATTGAAAAGAATTTAAAAGCAGAAGTTGCTGAAGACTTTATGGTAGGTTTAAAAAATCTATTTGTTGAAAACTACATTGACATTCCCGAAGATAAGGTTAATTTAATTGACGAAATGGCAAAAAAACTACAAAACGCAGAAATTGACTTAGATAAAAAAATTACTGAAAATGCAGATTTAATTAGTGAATTAAATTTTTATAAGAAAGAACAAGCTATTCATACTGTAGCGGAAGGATTGTCTGATATTCAAATTGGGAAATTAAAGTCTCTTGCAGAAAACATTGAATTTATCAATGAACAAGATTATAAAAATAAACTTATTCTCACAAAAAGAAAGTACTTTGAATCTAAAGAAAATGAAAAAACAACTGTTTCTGAATTGAAAAAAGACTTAGACTCTGCTGATTTTAACTTAGAAGAATCTTTTAGCCCTATTATGGAACACTATGTCAAGAACATTTCTAAAATTGTGAAAAAATAAAAAATTATAAATAACATCAGAGTTTATCAAATATTCAAAGGAGAAAAATATGTCAGACGCATTACTTAGAAAATGGGCACCAGTTCTTGATCATCCAGAGCTTCCACAGATCAAGGATTCCCACAGACGCGCAGTTGTAGCACAACTTCTTGAGAACCAAGAACACGATTCTCGCACAAATTCTTCAGCGGGCTATCGTAATCCTACAAGTCTTCTTTTAGAAGATCAACCTACAAATGCAATGAATTCATCTTCATCTACAGCAGGCGATGGCGCAATCGATCTTTACGATCCTGTTCTCATTAGTCTTGTCCGTAGAGCAGCTCCTAATCTAATTGCATACGATATTTGTGGTGTTCAACCGATGACGGGTCCAACAGGTTTGATTTTTGCAATGCGTTCGCGTTTCAGTACACAAGGCGGCACTGAAGCACTGTTCAACGAAGCAAATACCGGGTTCTCTGGTGATGTGGGCGATCAAACAGGCGCAACACCAGCACTTGCAAATGCAACAAATTACACAGTTAAAACTGGTATGTCAACTGCAACCGCTGAAGGGCTTGGCGGTAGTGGTGCAAACGCAGACTTTAACGAGATGGCATTTAGCATTGAAAAAATTTCTGTTGTTGCAAAGAGCCGTGCGCTAAAAGCAGAGTACTCAATGGAGCTTGCACAAGACCTAAGAGCAGTTCATGGGCTTGATGCAGAACAAGAACTTGCAAACATTCTTTCAACTGAAATTCTTGCAGAAATTAATCGCGAAGTAGTTCGTCAAGTAAATATTTCCGCAACAGTAGGTGCTCAAGAAAATGTAGCAACTGCTGGCACTTTTGATCTTGACGTTGACGCAAATGGTCGTTGGTCGGTCGAAAAATTCAAAGGCTTGATGTTTCAATTGGAACGTGAGTCGAATGCAATTGCTAAAGCAACTCGCCGTGGAAAGGGCAATGTGATGATTTGTTCTTCAGACGTTGCATCAGCACTTCAAATGGCAGGTGTTTTAGATTATACTCCAGCATTGACAAACAATCTACAAGTTGATGACACAGGTAATACTTTTGCAGGTGTTCTAAACGGTCGTATTAAAGTTTATATTGATCCGTACTTTGCTGCATCCTCGGGCGTTCACTACGCAACAATCGGCTACAAGGGTACTTCAGCATTTGATGCTGGCTTGTTCTATTGCCCATATGTTCCTCTACAAATGGTTCGTGCAGTTGGTCAGGATTCATTTCAACCACGCATCGGGTTCAAAACTCGCTACGGCATGGTTGCAAATCCCTTTGCAACATCAGCAGCGGATGGTGTGATTTCTTTTGCCAATAAAAATATCTATTATCGTAGATTTGCAATTACTAACTTAATGTAATTAACTGAACCGACAAAGATCGGAGTTAGAAAGGGGCCTTTGGGCCCCTTTTTTTATCTTATAAATACATGACGACAATAAGGAATAAATATGGCAACATATAATCAATTTCCGATTAACAAAAGTTTTCTTTCAAATAACAAATACGAATTTGTGATTGAAAGACTACCACACGTTACATTTTTCGTTCAATCAATTGTAATACCAGACGTAACATTAAGTGGTACATTGGTTTCAACACCATTTGTAAATTTACCAATTCCTAATAATACTTTACAATATACAGAATTACAACTTACTTTCATTATGGATGAAGAAATGAAATCATGGCGCGAAATATATGAATGGATGTATAATTTAGGTAATCCAGAATCAAAAAATAAAATTGGTAATCTTACTCAAATACCGGGCAGACGCAATAGCATTACATCTGATGCGTCATTACTCATTAAATCAAACGCAAACAATCCTCGCATAAAGTTCATTTTTTATGATATGTTTCCCAATAGTCTTAGTGGTGTGACATTATCTAGCACAGAAGGACAAGAGTTTCTTACCTCAACAATTTCTTTTTTATACAGTCATTATGACGTAACATCTATTTGACATTTATTCTTTTTTGTGATATT